CAGCGTTATATCGACATCCCGGAGGATCTGGAGGGCTTTGCGCCCAGTTACATGATGACGGACGTGTACACCCACCTTGATTGGAAAGATCGGCTCAGAGTGCTGGTAAGCGGAAACCTGCGCGTTACAACGCAGACCAAGACCGATGTAATCGTAACGAAAATGGTCTCTCAATCAGCGGTGAGCGTACTCGCGCCCAGGCGAATGCCATCCGCCAACCCAGGAGTGCGGAAATGAATGTCGGGAAGTCATGCGGCCGATTAGCTCCGGGTGTCAGCCCCTCCTTAAGCGGCCCGCTAGGCGCAAATCCTAGGGCCGTATGGCTCCCCGGCTCCCCGTAACGAGTTCTAACTCATCATGACTTCAGAGCCCTATTACGGTGAATGCCCTTGGTGCCACGCTGACCACGGACTAGATGACAAGGTGCAGGAACTAGCCGGAAAGCCCCAGACGTGCGCTGCGTGCGGTAAGCAATTCGAGTTCGGTTATGACACCGGTTGCGAGGAAGATATCGACGCCTTCTTTCCGTACATTTACAAGTATCCAAGTTAACTCAGGATGATTTAGATGACCCTCACCGCCAATGAGATAATGCAGGAGTGCCACTTCGGAATGACCGACGATTTTCCGAAAGGAGAAATCTATGCAAACGGTGCGCTGGACACGCTCCTGAAGCTCGGCGTTTTCACTGAGGAGCAGCATCGCCTGTGGGGGCTGGCCCTTAAGTCATGTCCGGGGCACAGGGACGGTGGTCGCGTGTGGTGCGCCTATTGCGGCAACCTGACCGAAGACGAAAGAAGCTATGGAGAAAGGGACACCGGATGACAAATCTTGTTGCGGATTTACGGGCGCAGTCTCACGTTGGCCTAACTGAGCTGCGCAACCGAGCTGCCGATGAGATTGAGCGCCTGCGCGCGAAAACCGTGATGCTGCGCGGGATACTTGACCGATTGGTAATGTGTGACACCAGCACGGAACTCGGCCAGATCATCACTGGGAAGGCAGCGGTTGAAGCGGCGCGGGAGTATGTCGCGGAGAAACGCAACGCTCACGAACCGGCTCCGCTGTATTCGCCTACTGACTCAGACGATACCCCTCAACGTGGCCGTTAGACTCTCATTCGTGGAGGAAGCCTCCCTCGAGTCCTACGCCATTGCATGGTTCGGGAAGGGGAATTTCTCCCACGTAGACGCCTTACGGGACGACGGCTCACGCTGGGGAGCACGCTCTGACAGCGTAGGCGGTAAGCCTCCCGGTATCCAGCTTCGCCCCGCAGGCTACGCAGAGTTCTCTAGGGAAGAGATATTCACCATACCAGCGACCCCTCTTGAGGAAGTCTCCTTTTGGGCATGGTGGGAGTCTCAGGAGGGCAAGCCCTACGACAAGCTTGAGATCCTGGGCTTCTTATTCGATAAGGACTGGATGCACCCCGGCTGGTATATCTGCTCAGCCGCAGGATACGCCTCCCTTGCCTCGATCGACCTCCTGCCCTACTCCCCCTACCTGCCGCCCAATAAGATCGATCCAGGCATGCTCTCGATGGTCGTGAGCTGTGTGCCGGGGGTTACTTGGGTGTCACCGCTGCCAGTTTCGCCTGCGCAGCCGCAATAGCTGCTACGAGCTTGGCATTGAGAGCCGCTGCGATCTGCTGTGAGAGGGCGCTTTCAAGCCCGGGCATGCCGCCGATGAATGCACCCTGAAGGGCAACCCAAGCCGCTGCAATCTTTAGGGGATCTCCCGCAGCCTGCCCGAAGGCAGTGAGGAATGTAAGTATGGGTGTGCCTTCGGTCGTGAGAAGGTCTGATTCTAGGACGGCAAGGATAGCTTGCCCAGTAGTCGTAGCCATTAAGGTTTCTCCGTATCTGCAGCCGGAACGCTCGTTTGTATCGTGACCGCAGAGGTGAGCGGAGGAACGGTACTTCCCGGGGTCGGTGCGGTGGTTGAGGTCGTGGTGGTCGTGGTCGTAGAGGGATCAGGTAGAGCTTGAGCGGCCTTTCGCCCAAAGAAGAATCCGACAATAGTAGCAAGAAGCGTCGTGAGTGAGGTAATGATCCCAGTCACGAAATTGAGCATGGCAGGATCAATGTTATGTCTGAAGAAGATAAGCGCAAACACCATCCCGAAGATTGCGGTGCAGAAGTAGAACGCCAAGCCGATCTGCGCCTTTGCTAGAAGCCAGTCCGTACAGGTCACTCCAATGAAAGTTAAGGGGACCTTGGGCTTACTCCAGAACATGACATGTTCTCATGAAAGCGAAATCCCCTCGTTAATTTGATCCACGGTATAGGGACATGAGCCGTTCTCATGCCAAATGATCGCAGTGATAATGGGTAGAAGAGAGGACGAAAGCTGGATCACCTGCATGGGTGAAATTTCGCATCTCTGGCATACATCATTGACATACGCTTGGGAATCATTCTCAGTCGAAGGAGCCCAACGCTCAATAGCAGCCTGAAGAGTATCGATCCCCTCCCGCTCGTAGCTTTGCAGGATGCGTGCAATGGCGCGGATACCCCACTTCACATCTGTGAACTGTACGAAGTCAGGATCCGCTTGAAGGGCAGATTCTCCTTCCCAGATGGTCCCGGTGAGTCTTACGTTCCCAGGATTAAAATTAGCCTCCCCGCGAGTCATCTGCCGAAGTGCAAGTTGCCATAATTGCCGCCCTGCACCACCGACAGGAGCCATAGCAGAATCAGGACTCCAATCACGACGTAAATGACCGTGATCACGATGGGCGGGATGCCGGGGATCTGGCGAATACCCCAGAGCACAAGGCCGACCACGCACAGGAGAATGAAAAACGTTAATAGGGTTGCGATCATAAATATTCCTTACGGTTTAGTTTCATCACGCCCTTGCTGGCGTCCTTCTTCTAGTGTTGCGGCTTTGGCAACACCAGCATCTTCAGCCTGTTTTATGCCAGCCGCATGCCCGACTTCCTCGGCTTTCCTGACTAGATGCTCAGTCAGGCCGTCAGTTTGATCTTTCACGGCATCCACCTTGGTTTCAACCTTCGCGCTGCGTTTCTCGCTGCGCCGGTCGTTCCTCAGAAGAATATAGAGATTAACAAACGGCAGCACGATGGTGCTGGCCCACGCCCGAAGCTCGGCGCTGACTTCAGCGAGGCTCAATTGGGCACGTCCGCGCCAGTCTGAGAGATTTGCACCCAAGCCACATTATTCCACCTAAAAGTGATCGAGCGACTGAATGTATTGGCGGGATTCGTCCATGTGGACATTTTATAGATCGCATTGAAAGTCGCCGTTCCCGGTGCACTCGTCTGCGCACGAATCGTCAAGGTCAAATGCATCCCAAGCTTAGGGTTAAGGGGTGCGTTGATCGTAAAGTTATTGTTATCCGTGAGCGTGACAATGAAATCACTTCCAAGGGAGCAATCCGGTGTCATGGAAGCACTGTAGGTGAGGGTATTTGAAACGCTCACCCCGTCCTGCCACAGACCCGAGCTCGTAGCCGTGCCGCTGGCGCTTTCGATGATATTACCCTGGCCGGGGAGGGTGTTATCCGCGTTGTAATAAGCAATGGCACTCACGCCCGGTGCGACATTCACCGTGTTCGCGCGGCAGATCACATTGAAGCAAGTCGCATCGATAGAGACGCCATTGCCTTGGGTGGCTTCCGTCCCTCCGCTTTCAAGAAGCGCATAGCCTAAGAAATTATCCTCGATCAATACGCCATCGCAGTTCTTAAGATCGATACCAGAACTACCGCCTATGGTTGCTGTGCTGTTGCCCGCAATGTAGCAGCGGGTAATGGAGCCTTTCTTTAAGCGCGTAGGACTCCAGATGGGTGAGCCATAAAGCTGCATGCCCTGCTGGCTACAGCCGGAAATCGCCACTTGATCGATATCGATAATGGTTCCTTCATCGCTTGATACGATACCCCTCTGAAAGCCTCCGAAGATGAAGCCATTCCTTAATATCAATCGACCGGCACTAGCGGATATACCAAAACCGTTACCGGGATTACCCGAACCGTCCAAGACAAACCCATCGACCTCGATATCGTAAAGGTCAGTTTGTGCGCTGTATTGGGAAATGGTCGGAAGCGCAGCAATGACAGAAGCCAAGTAACTCGCTGAAGCACTACCCGTGCCGGTAAGATTCATGGCAGTGCCGGATATGCGTGAGCCCACCACATTCTCAAGGATGACGTTTCGCTTGCGTCCTACCAAGTCCGTGGGTATCCACGGCTGGTAGAACATCGACTCGCCTACCCGAACTGTAGCGACCGCTATTGACTGATCGACATACAGGCCCGAAACCTTCGCGTTGTAGGCTGCGGTAATGGTCAAAGCCCCTTCAGCACTATTCGAGGTATTGCCGTTCGTAAAGTTGATATTCGTGAAGCGCAGGTTATGGGCATGGGAGCTTTGACGGACACTCTCCGGAGTTCCTGAAGTCGCCCAGCCGAACTCATAGTCGATGCCGTCCGCCTGACCCTGACCGTTCATGAAAATATCTTCAAAGGAGCAGTTCTGCAGTCCACCGGTTAACTGAACGTGAAGGCCAAGAGGATTGTTCGTCGTCAGGCGCATGTTCTTTAGGTGACAGTTGCCCTGCGCCACCGTGAGCGAAGCATCATAAGTATTGGGGAAGAACGCCCCACCACCGCACTCGCTACCCCTCGCGCCAAAGGTCACGCAGGCACACTGGTTAGACCCCCCCGTGAAGGCGACCGATATAGTCCCGTTCTGGAGCGTCGTATCGCGAATAGCGGTAATGGCTCCGGCTTCTGTTTCATTGCCTGACGCCGTGCCTTTGGTGAGCTGCCACGTCACATCGTTGAACTCGAATACCACCCCCTCCACTGCGATCAAGTCGTTGAAATAGTAAATGTCGCTTCCGGTCGTATTGGGGAAGTAAAACGTACCCGCAGGACCATTCGTTACAAACGTATTGAAGTACTGCGTCATGTAGAGCGTATTATTCGCAGCCGCTCCGGAACTGTTCGGGATAAGCCCTAGGCGCAGAAGGTTTCCATAGGGATAGATCGTATTCGGGGTGAAATTGATATTGGCTTCCGCGGCGGTCTGCGGATAGATCGCAGCCCCGATAATGGCGGGAGTGAGGGATAGGCCGTTCTGGATGCCGTTGACGGTCTTGATGGGATTGGAGGGCGGAACGGTATCGTTCGGGAACGTGAAGACGTAGGTGTATGCAACGTTCGGAGGCCCCCAGATGCTGCATTCACCCCGGAAGTCTAAAACGATAGGGTTGAGATTGCGTTGAGTGCCGGTAAAATCGGTATATGTAACGGCGGGAGTTGTAGTTCCGCTCTGATAGGTGTAGACCAGATACCCAACGGCAGGGTTTCCATTGTTATCGCAGAAGCGCTGCCAGGGCGATGGAAGCAAAGTCTGTATTGCCATGACTAGATACTTCGTGTTTCAAACATTGGGAGTTGCCCTTGCGGTGTATCTCTTCCGAGGTTACGCATTGATCCTCTGTCCTCTCGTCGGGTTTGCATTCTTTTCCCTACGGGCTCTGTGGCGGAATCTTCACAATCCGCGATTCCACGTTTTTCATCAGCGCGCGAGACTCTAGGGCCGTTGCGCCCTTGTTTGCCAAATAGCCGCCCAACGCTGAGCCGACTACTGTTCCAGGAGGCCCGGCAAGGGCAGTCCCAGTCAGACCACCGACAGCAGAACCTCCAAGCCTCATAGCTCCCATTGCACCCGAGCGCACGAGGTTAGCTTCCTGTACCGCTGCGCCTGGATAGCTTTGGTCTTTCTTCAGAATATTTCCCGCATCGTTCAAATCTCCAAGCTTCGACAGCACTGCAGGCTTGTCTTGAAAGATAAGCGGTATGCGCGCTGAGTTGGTCCTGAGAGCCTGTGTTACCCCTTTAGCATTCCACATGCTCTGAGTGCTCTTACCAGCATCCGCAATCTTGGATGCGACGTGCGCCTGTAGAGATTCAATGGCCGCTTGACCTTCAGGCTGTAACTCTGGGGGAAGATTCCTGAGTGTCGTCATGATGTGAGTCAGCTGCGCAACCGGCATCGTGGATACGGTATCCATGACCTTTTCCACAGGGACTGCACGATTGATCCCAGCGGGACCTGAAGAATCTAAAATCTTGGCTATGCCGTTTGGATCATCTAGTGTCGCGCCGCGCTGAGACCTTAGCGCTCGAGCAGAGGAATACACATCATCGCCAGCAGCTTTAGTTACATCATCGTCCAAGGCATCTTTGAGTTTTCCTACAAAGCCGCTGTTCTGGGGTGACCATGATTCATTCAGGTATTTCCTCATGGTTTCCGCTTGCGCTACGGTCCCAGAGAAGTTTCCATCATCGTCCACGATCCCTAGTTTCTTACCGTAGGCAAGGGCTGCACTTTGTAAGTGAACCCGGTCAGAATTGGTGAGGGACGAGTCATCATTCAGCGCATCTTTGAATCCAGGAAACTGGCCGCTTACTCCAGCCGCGCGTTCATCCGCTGTGTTGTAAAGCGTCTTGATGCCCTTGTTAAAATAGTCGGTCAGATCATCCAGAGGCTTGAGGAACGTCTGCCCGCGCTCGAGTTTCACAGCTTCGTCTTTGGCCGACCCCTCAATACCTCCGGTGTCCTGAACGATGCTATCGGCGTGATCCTCTAAAGCTCCACGTTCATTGTCGATGACCTGCTTCATCCGCAACCCGTTGGGGCTTGTGAGCTTGGATTCCTGATAATCATTCGAGGCGGTAGAAGCATCGCCCTGAATGGCGCTCTGACGAGTTTCAGGAACCCCCACCCTCTGTAGGATGGCCTGTCTTTGAGCCTGTTCTGCATCCGAAAGCGTAGCCCCAGGTTTAGCTATCGGAGCGGCTTCTGGGAACTGCACAGCCGCAGCTACCGGTGAAGGTCCACCCGCAGCAGGAGAGGCTTCTGCGGGAGGCTCCCAATACCCCGCCCTGGGTGCGCCAGAGGCGCTTAACGGCGGCGCAGTGGCCGGGGCGGTACTTGAGGCAGGGGTATCGATATAAGGCTCAGAACGCACTGCCGCAGCGGCTTCTGGAGCGCCTTTAAGCTTCCCCGCCCACGGTACGAGGTATTGAGGGGCCTGGATGAGCGTATTCGCCGTCGCCCCCATAGCCCCGGCTACCTCAGGCGTTGCCCCACCTCGAGTCGCCCAGTCCGTCACCGCAGGGCCTGCTGTCTCAGCCTCCTTCTGGCCCAGATAGCTTGCCGCATTGCCCATGTCGGCTGCGGTTTGTTTACCCAGTTCGGTTCTAGGCTGGTAGGTGAGAGCCTTTTCAGTATCAGCTTGGACTTTGCTTGCGGCGTCACTATCGCCTCCAGCCGCCAAGCTTCCAAGGTATGTGAGGCCGCCGGCAAGCTTACCGATGCCACCCGTCGCACCGGCTAACTGCCCTTCCTGAAACCCCACGTACCGATCAAAAAGGCTAGGCTCCTTAGGGGTATCTGGGACTGGATGCGGAGATGAGCCACCAGAATCCAAGAAGGTCTGTAAATTACCCGCTTGAACGACAGGCGCGGGCTTCTGCCCTCCCGAATCCAGGAAGGCTTGCAGGTCCGTATCGTCGGACATTACTGCGGCAGTGAGCCGTTATTCGTGAGCGAATCAATGATTCGTTTCTTCTGCCCCAAAGCCTTCAACCCTTGAGGCCCAAGCTTCTGCACGATGGTATCGACTTCTGATTTATCGCCTCGACGCTGAGCATCCTCGAGCCGAAAAAGATTGATATCGAAGTTCTGCCCAAAGGCTTGCTGATAGGCCGGGACAGAATCGAAGTTGCTCTGATTCTGCGTGACCTTCTGTAAGCCCTGGATGTACTTCATGCGGGCGGAATTCACCGCATCATTGACCTTGGTGATTTCCTTGATGGCTCCGGGATTCTGTTGCACATTTCCCGTAGCAGCGCCAGAAGTCTCTTGGCCCGCGTTGGTATTAGGAACTCCCATCGTGTTCAACCCGGCAATTGTGTTCTGCGCTAAATAATGGCCGATCTTCTGGTAAGCATCTCCAGCACCTCCGGGGAACTGAGAGGCAATATGATTCCAGATATCCTTACCAGGACCCGTTGCAGGACCACTATCGACAAGCCGTAAAATCTCGCCATTGCGGTAGCGAGTAGCTTGCGGATTATTCTGTGGATCCGTGGTGATGGCATTAGCGTTGGTAACAGCTGCCATGTTGTTTTTATTCTGTTCCGCATACTGCGCTTGCTGCTGTGCAGGAGCATTCGGCCCCGGACGTGCAATGGCAGGAAGCTGGCCTGGGGTCTGCGGTGCTGCTGGTCCCGCTGGGGTTGTCAGTGGCGTCGCGCTCTGGCCATTATCACCTATTCTGACCAATTGCTGATTGGGTCCGGATACGACTCCAGGTGCAACCCCCATAGATACATTAGGTCCATTGAAAGTCGGAATTCCAGTGCTCTTGGGAGCAGTCCCGAAGCTTGTGACATTCCCGCGCTGCACGGAAACTGTCTGCGGATTCTGCTGTGCCTGCTGGCCTCCCACATCCTGACCTTGCATCTGAATGGCCTGGATGCCATCGGAGAGCTTTCCCTGTGGTGCGTGCTGGGTCACGGGGCCATAAATCTGAGCAACTCGCTGAGCATCTGGGGAGAGCTTCGAGAAGTTATTAATGAACTGATCGACCTTTGCCCTTCCCGCATTCACTCCCGTAGTCGGGTCGGCTTGGTCGGACACTACATCGGGGTCTTTAGCGAGCGCCCCCATACCCTGACTGAATTGCGTGAGTAACTGCCCATTCAGAGTCGCAAGGGATTGCTTATTCGTGAGCTGGCGATTCTTGATATCGAGAAGCGATTGCATGATGCCGGGCTTCGCGTTCCCTGCACCCTGATAGGCGTGAGACTGCAAAGCGCTATCCACGTCCGTCGTCCCGTCAGAGCTGATATGCGCGCTAGGGTCCCACTGCTGGAAGAAGTTTTGAACGCCTTGCTGCTCACCTGCTTTGAGTTGTTCCTGCTGAACCTGCGCGGCTTGTCCCTGTAATCCTTGCTGCTGCTGCTGAATACCCAGTTGCTGGGATTTTAAGGACAGCAGACTCGATATGGTCTGCAAGCCCTTCTGTGGGCTGACATCTACGTTTTGAGCGACAGGAGCGCCGAAGTCTGCCATCAGGTACTCGGAACAAAGCCACTACTCGGAGGTGCCCCCGAGAGATTGTAATTGAGATTCGTGGCATTTGGATCGTTAACAGATCCTAGGCCTGAAATCGTACTATTAGTATTATTGTTGTTATTGAGAAGATAAGCCAAGGAACTCCCTGCACCCCCTAAGGAATTGGTAGCGCCTACAATGCCTCCAGCCTGAGAACCGGCCGCTGCGGCTTGCGCCTGCGCAATTCCCGTACCTAGTTGAGTGCCCGCAGTGCCGGTGTTCGAGGCTGCATTCTGGCCCAAACCCGCAAGACCTGAGAGCCTGCCAAAGACGTTACTCTGCTGAGTCTGGTAGCGGTTAAAGGCATTCTGATAGCCCGTCGCCGCCATGCTTTGATTGAAACCCATCAAGTCTTTAAGCGATGCGCCTGAGAGCGCACCTAATCCCGGAGTATCGGCATTCCTAACCGCCTGCCCCCCGGTTTGTAATTGAAACTGGTAGCCGGGATCCTGATTCGCTAGATAGTCCTGTGCGGTAAAGGGTGCGGTGAGAGATCCATACCCTGCCGCTCCTTTTCCCGTGAGCCCCAAGTCAGTCGATAGAGCGTTCGTTGCATTGACGCCGGCATTACGGAATGGCGTCTCATAGCCTGCGATGGTGTTGAACATGTTCTGCTGGGTATTGGCCGCCTGTTCCTGTCCAGAGGCTTGCTTGCCCGCAGCCAAGTTACTGCCTACAGCACCCACTATGGCACTTCCGCCTATCGCTACAGCAATCCAAGTCACTGCAATAGCTCCTGGTTTTGCTCAAGGTGGATCACTGGTGGAGGCTCTATCAGAATTTCCTCGAGCTTCACCAAATCCGTCTCACCTGTCACATGCACGGTTTTCCACACGGTGTCCTCTTCGATATAAAGAAGCTTCTGGATTCCAGCCTTGGATACAAAAGTCATAGGAGCGCGTAGCACTTCTCGCCTACCATCGTCATGGAAAATCACACAGCATCCTTTTTCAATGATGTTGAAGTGCTCGGTTTTATGGATTTTCCCAATGACCAAAGAGCCAGCAGGCATGAAGATCTCCCGCAAATAGACTCCGGGGGCAAAGCGGTGCGTGACCGGACACTCAGGCTGATTCGCAAGTTTCTTACATTCCTGAACGAGATAGGCGACCTTTTCTCGGTAACTCAATTCATCCGTGGAGGAACAAACTACATCGCTCATCTGGGAAAGAACGTGAGTGCCGGCGGACTCGAATACGTCACCCGCAAGGAGCTACTGGCGATCATCTGAAAGACCCCGCCAATCACTCCTGTGGGATAGAACATCTGCCCGTCCTTCGAGTATTCGATGAGACTCACTGCACCCCCACTCACGATCACCGAGCCTGAGACAATCGGCGTATAGACAAAGGGCGTCGTTCCCACAGAAATGGTCGTCTCAGGGGTCGAATTCGTACCAAACGCTTGATTCGTGACGTTGAGCAACAAACGCCACCAAGGGCCTGTAATCTGCCCCTGTGAATCGGTCATGGCTTCGCTACGATCCAGCATCTTGTTCGGCAGGTTCGGTAACTTCGCCGCTCGGGATATCGGCCCCGTAGTCGGACTGACGGGTCCTGAGGACACCGTTAAAACCACCGTAGAGCCCTGCAAGGCGAAGGTTCCTGCGGCCGGCACGGAGGAGATGACCGTACCTGCCAGGGCCGCATTCGCCTGATAACTTGCGGTGGTCTGAAAGCCCGCACTCGTCAATGACACCGTTGCCGCTGCAAGGGTGAGGGTATCCACCACCGGCACATAAGCCCGCGGGGAGAGCATCCCGACGGAAGTTTGACCGGCAGAAACTCCAACCAGCGCAATCGTCGTCAAGGAATAGTCACTATCGCAGTCCCCGGCGCATTGACGGGTAACGTCAGGGTGAGCGTGGCAGTACTGATTGTCGTGGACCCAAAGTTAATGACGCAGATCGCCCGGTTACCCTGAGTCGCGTTGTAAATGAGCACCGTATCGAAAGGCGTACTGAGCGTGACCGTGGTGTATACGAGTGACCCCGAGGGCGTCCAGATGCCCGCTGTACCGCTCGTGGAGGGTGCCGTGGCATTCGTAAGGACGATACCCCCAGCGGTGTAGTTCGCTCCAGACACCTCCCCCGTAGCGCTATAAACGCTCGTAGCGGCCCCCAGGGAGGCACTTACCAAGTACAGCGCACCCATGAGGGTATCCGCCGCGGTCGTCGCTCGGGCCACCGTAGGGCCTAGGGCATGGAATCCTGAAAGGATCTCGCTTTTGAATGACGAGCATAAAGCGCTCGTACTCAAAAGAGGGTTGCTCCGATCACATCTCTTCCCACCGGATCGCTCACCCGCACATCGAACACCCGATCATGCCCTATGGCGTTCGTTCCGAGCCTGCGCGCATCCGCTCGGCCCCTTGTGGCACCGATCTGGCCTAAGTCCATCAAGCGCTCATTCCCGTAGGAGGAGCCGCTGTCGTCCGACCACTTGAGCATGACTCGGGGCATGGAGCCCTGACCTGTCACCAAGCCAACCCCGATCCTGAAGTCCAGTTGCAGGTAGTGATACCGCTGACGTCTCCGGGATCCTCCATCCCAGATATGCGGAGTTCTGCGCCAAGCCACCAAGGGCTGTCCGGCATCGGTATAAATCTGCCGGTTCATCCAGTAGATGTTACCGTTTTGATAGTCACCAACAAGGTGCATTCCTTGGAAATTGAGATGGCAGTTACTTCTATGCCGATGGAAGAGTCCGAGTGTTGGATCGTAAGAAGCTCTCGCATGCCACTTGTTCGTTGAGCCATCGTAGACCCATGTGGCATCAGCGGTGGGAAAAGTGAGCATGTAGAACTCATGGCCATCCTCTTGATAGACGTATCCCAAGGCATCAGAAACCACAGGGTATTTGGCAATCGCATCGCTGATCGCAGGAGTCGAAACAGCCTCACAAGAGAAGCCTACGGTCTTAACAATGGTGTACTGGCCGCGCTCGGATTTGGAGAGCCAGATCAGACCCTCTTGACCCTCGGTAGCAAAGCGCGCAATGGAGTGAACTGCGCAGCACCCCACCTGGATCATCGTCGAGACTAAGCGCTGGAACGGGAAATACTGACCGCCCGCGTCATACCAGATCTCAGTCGTCTTTTCCCCGACTAACCACAGTTCCTCCTTATTCTCGTAGAGAGTAACAAGAAGATCCGTTGCTCCATCCTTCAGTGCGAAGTAAGTGCCATTGAACGGCAGCGTGCCGTACTGCGGGTAGTTCGTGTAAAAGATCTGCGTACCGGGCAGATTGAACACCATCCAGCCGTCGATAAAGGCGACCCTATCCGCTCCTAGGAATCCGGGGTCCGTGATGAGCGCGACATGCTGAGTTGCATTGTGATAGAGATAGCCGTTCGCTCCGTCCACAATCCACGTATAGCCCGATGCACCCCCATCGCGAATGACCACAGGACCGCTGTTGGATAGTAAGGGTCCGTAGGTAATCGCACCCGTTACAGGGTTTACGATAGGAATACCAACGAGTTTTGCGGTCAATACCGGCCAAGTCGTTTGGGTCGCCGGTTGCTGTACCGTCACCACATAAACTTGATTGCCCGATACCCAAATGGACTGATTCCCACCTGGGATTTCCCAGCAGCCCCTCACGGGTCCAGTACCGAGCGAGAGGAGAGTCTCTAGGCCGGGACAACCGAGAAGGGCTGTGGGAGTCTTGGCGTTCTTGGTTTGAGCTATCTCAACATACCAATTAACGCAGATTTCAGTATCTTGTCCAATCGCGGGAGCAACGTAGCTATCCCCGACGAAACCGAAGTCGCTTCCCTTTGGCATTAGCTCGCAAATCCGCCACTGAGGATCCACGAAGCATTTGCCCTGCGGTGGCCCATGAGCGCTGCATCGTAATTGGCAACCGCTGCAGGAATCGCATTCAAATTTCTGATCGCATCCTTACTTTCCTTCGCCATCTTGATAATCGCACCAGGCAGAGGATCATCGTAATACTCAGGCCAGATCTCTTGCGCGAGATTCCATTTAATGGCCCTGGAATAGCCTTGCGGCAGGTTAATGGGCTGCGTGACGTTCTGGAATTCCGAGATGATGGTATCCGTCCATATATGCACCTCAACCGCAGCGCTCGGAGCCGGATAGCAATAGATCGTCCCGAATGGATAAGTGGGATTGTAGTAAATCACCAAGGGCCAAGGCCCTGGCAATTGCTTCAATCCGAGCTCAGTCCATTGGCCTTCCGAGATGATATCGATTGGGAAGTCCAAAGCACCCGAGGAAGTCGAGAAGCGCGAGAAGGCTTTAGTGATCCTCAAGGGCCTCGGAATCGCAAAGTCTCCAGGGATCGTGTATTGGAACTGCTCTGCTAATACCGTAGTCGAGAGCGCATTGGCTGAGAGCTGCAAGCTATTCGTGCCGATGCTGGTTACGGTAGTTCCAGATGGCAGGTAGTTCAAAGCATCCACGACCCCAGAGCCCACGATCACTCCACCAGGGACAGTGACGTTCGTAATGACCTCCGAGCCTTGCTGAAGCTGGCCGGTAAAGATCCCTCCCACAGTCACTCCCACGCTGTACTCGTTCTTGCCTCCTACCCACGAGAGAATATTCTCGTTGCTTGAGAACACCATGAGCTTATCGAGCGACCAGGAATCAAGCATATCGTTCAGAGTCTCCAATACATCCGCCACGTCCACTCCGTTTAATCTCTGGCCCGGTGAGTAAGAATTGATTCTCTTCAGCGCTCCCTGAATGAGATTATTGACAGTGTAGGTTGCCTGGAAGAACGTGGGCGCTGAGGGTACTGGAATCGGAGGCGGTGTGACTCCGCCTGACTGGCCTAAAAGGAGTGGTAAGAGCATTAGCTACCCATCCCTATCATCATCTGAGCACCGTTCTCACCACTTCCCGAAACAGTCGGCATATAGGCCGCATTGATCGCAACCCATGCCGTACTTCCTCCCATCATGCCAAAGTTACTTGTTACTCCCGAACTACTTGAGAGAACGAGGTACGCTATGGAAGTTGCCAAGTTATTATTGGTTAAATCCTGATAAATACTCGTATAGCCTGATGGGGTCCCCCATCCAGTTTCTGCCGCTCCCGCACAGGCAATAGAAACTGCAAGATCCGAGGATGTCGCAAGTGCTGCTGTAGCTCCGGTACTGACAGGGCCGGTAGAGGCTGCACTGCTGTTCCCTGCGACCTGATCTAAAGCGGAAAGCCCTGACCATTCAGTGAGGATAGCCTGACCATAAGAGTTAGCTCCAGTGCCGAACTTCGCTGTAGAGGTTGCTAAATGAGTTCCGGCATTAGCCAAGGAAAGCCGTAAGATATCGCAGGAATACCGAGAACCCTCTATTTCCTGATCCGCGCTATAGGCTCCCTGCGCATCACTCGCAGTAACCCCGCCACCCGTTGCATCGAAGTTCGCATGGCTTACGAGGAGAAGGAGCGTATTGCCGCTCGTCACCCCGGTGAGCGTACAAGCAGCGCTGATGGTGCCTGCGAATTCCCCAACTGTTGACTTTTGAACGAGTGCAATTGCCACTAGAAATTCGTCCCTATAGGGCCTGTCCCATCGATCGCCCCGCAGGGACCGCCCGTTTTTCCGGCCGTTGCCGCTGCGCCCGTAATCGCAAAGCTTGCGGCATTGGCGAGCGCCGGTGTCCCACTGAAGGGCGAACCGCCGCTGACTGAGTTCGCATCGTACCCGAGCCCCTGCCAAGCGGCCAAAGACAGATTGTCATTGCCGCCGCTAAAATCCGTGGCGAACGTCATGCCGTTGGTGTTGTTGCCGTAATAATTATAGTTCACCGATGCGCCTGTAATGCCGAACTCGCTCTCGACCCACAAGGCCCCCGCGCTAAAATCGCCATTGTCGTAAGCCGGTGACGCGCCGCTTGAATAGACGATGTTATTGTAGAAGTTGAAAGGCCCTGCGCCCGACGATGCCCCGTCGAAGTACGCAGCTGTGAAGCGAGACACCGGCGCATAAAAAGTGTTGCTATAGGCCGTGACTGCGCCCGTGATCTTCGTCGTGTCCTCGCCGTACCCATCATAAGAACCCACAATGATGTTGTGGTGGAGGGTCAATGTCTCCCCGGTTCCGGGGATAATCCCCTTCAGCACTGCCGTTTGCCCCTGGTTGATGTAAGAACCGAAGGTGCCGCAATCCAGATAGCTGTAAGAGATTGTCGCCCACTGATTCGTGTCCTTCATCTGAATCGAGTAGCCGCAACCGTAGATCGTACAATTCATGACGATGAGGCCAACAGTCTTATAGGACGTTATACCGCCCATGCCATATGGAAAGTAGCTACCGCCCGAAGTCGTGCAATTATAGATCTTAGTATTGAGCACCTGCGGAGCGCTGCAGTTGCCGAGAAAGATGCCGCCCGGATTTTCTATAGATGTGCTGCAGATGCAATCGTAAACCTGGCAATTCTTGATCACGACGCCGTTTAACACTGTCCCTTGAATATCGCCAAACTGGATAGCGGCATAGTTGGCATTGCGCGCGACAATTCCATCGAGTGTCACGTAGCCAGGATTAGGAACGGCCGGTGTGTTGTAAAATGGCTGCCCCATAAGGACTGCACCAGAACTGACCGGAGCTGCACCACCGCTCGGGTTCGCGCAATCGATGATGGCCCAGCGCGCTTGATAGACCCCAGCACTCGTGCAGGAGGCGATGTAAGTGCTGGCGCTTGACGTACCGCCGTTTATTTTGAGAGCGGCACCTGTCGTCATTGCCTGCATCACCGAATAGAGCGTCGTCTGCACCCCTCCGATGGTTCCATGCTGAATCGGCGTCTGCACACCGCCCACATCTCCAATAATTCCCACACTCTTGCCAGCATAGGTTGCCTGCTTCGAATTCAGCGCCGTGATCGACCATGGACTCGCAAGTGTGCCAGCATTGTTATCATCGCCGGTGGGCGAGATGTAGTAATTGAACGAGGCAGCGGGAATATTGCTGCATTGGCCATTGTAGTTCTCAGGACAGGCTTTAACGAAATTGGCATTGCTCGCAATGAACGGCGCTACAACCGTAGCCCAGTCACCGGGACTCGCTCCATTTTGAACGATCGTCCACAGAATGGCGTTGGCCTTCAGTGTCGAGGTCGCAAGACTGTAGATCTTTGCCACCGTGTTGCCGGAGGTGTAATCCGGCTCCTGTACCTGAGGAACACAGGGCATTAATCCCGCGCTGTAATTGACTCCCCCGCCGATGACGAGCGAGTTACCGCTGCCCGTATTTCCTAAGAATGCCTGCTGGGCGAGGATATACACTCCGGGAGTCCCGCCATTCGGATTATTTTGGTTGATGACATCTGGACCTGAAAATGCACCGCGCCCGTTATAGACGGATGTAACCATCGATCCTAGGAAGGTCATCTGAGAGGCGGTGCTCGTATCAGCCCCAGTGGGGGCGTAGTTCAGACTCGTCACCCACGTCGTTTGTGTCCATGCCGATTGCAGCGCGGCATTGAACGCCTGCATCTGGGCCGCCAACGCTCCCGAGGAATACCCTGACGGTGGGGATGAAAGAGAAACAATGCTCTCATCACCATCTACGACGTATTGAAAAAGCGGGTGAGTATTGAACGTGTACGCGCCAAGCGTGGCTGTTGCCAACGCTTTGAAGAGCGCAATCTTGCGGTTCATCACGTTCGTGTTCCAAATCGAGGCCCCTAAAGAGCCGTTAGATGTACTCACGTAATAACCGGACTGAGAACCGTTTGCCCCAGGACCGTAAGTCCCACTACCGCCGTTCAGGATGTAGTTAGGGACACCATTCCCGTAAGGATTACTGCTATTGGTGTACCCTCCGAAGGTGCGCGTTGCGATGATGCAGCCGAATATCTTTCCGGGAGCTACTGCCTGCCAGGCATTGAAATCGGCAACGATCTGGCTGAAGTTATAAGTCCCCAGAGTCGTTGGCTCAAGATTATTCCAATAGTAGTTATTGAGATACCCAGAGACAGCCGAAGATGCCACTAGGCTCATTTCCCCTGCCACGTTGCTTCCGGGAGAGTTCACCGCATAGTGAGCGGGATTCCACTTGATGTTCCCCGTGGGAGGGACGGAATTCGTCACCACCATGACAGGAGCTGATGGTTGGCTCACGTCGGCTTGGGCACTGTTATCGACTCCCATGAGTCTGAAAGAATAAGACGTGGAGGCGCTAAGCCCAGACACCAGATAAGGAAAAGCGCTGGGCGCAATCTGCGCAAAGTTCCCCCAAAATGGCAAAGGACCCTGGCTCAACTGTTGCAGGATGTAATAATTAATCCCGGTCTGAGGTTCGCTCGAGGGCGTAACGAGATTGATCTGAACGGCGGTCGTAGAATCCGCGACCGCCGAGATGACTGGAGGCGTCGGGACGAGCGCCGCGAGCGCTACGATGAACATTTACTGATACGCGACGTTCGCTAGAACCTGTCCCGCCAATACGGCGGTCGTATCGTTATCCGCATAGGCTCCTGTGATGGTGAATCCGATGCCCGATGAGAATACGAGGCCCGGAGGGATGGGAATGACTGCACCGGCCCCTGCTGTATTCCCCGGCACCATGACACGCCATACGGGCGTTCCGGAGCCTGCGGTCGGGATCGTACCGCTGTTGTAGAGCTTCATATACGCCGCCCCCGCACCGCTATTGCCGACCACTAGGGCCGCAATCTGCCCCGCCGAGGACTTGACCAGGGTGGCATTCGTGGTGGCGGCTGAGATCAAGCTATAAGGCGCTGCGCCCCCATTGGTTGCGGCATCGACCACCACCCGCATCTGGCGAGCGGCCGTGATGCGTGGGATGCCCATGAAGCCCGAAGTCACTGCGGAGGCCGAATCGTTGAATGCGTAGGCTAAGGGTATGGCTTGCGTGGAGCCGGAGGAGAATGCTGAGGAGTTATCCGTCACAGCCTGCAGGGAGCCTGCCGCCACGTTCACTTTAAGGTTCCCAGAGCCATCTACATTGAGGGCTGCCAGGAGAGCGCCTGAGGCGCTCTGCGCGCCCACAGCGGTCGCAAGGGAGGGATAGGCAGCCCCTATGGTGCTGGCGGTGCCTCCAGAACCCCCACCGGCTGAGATGTTGACCTTGACGTTACCGGAGGAGTCGAGCTGTAGATCTCCCCTCCAGCCACTGGTAAGAGAGGGAGCCGAGGAGTTGTAGACCCCAGATATCTTGACTCCAAAGCCACTATCCGGACCTCCAGCCCCGATATTGCCGATGATCGACTGGGCAGTAAGAAACTGCGTGGGGAGAGGATTAGATGATCCCACCGCAACGGGATCGGCCCCAGTCGCTTGAGTTTCCATGACCACGTACTCATGGAACATGGAGGTTGAATCAAGCCACGTCGCCGCCTGAAGTCCAGCCGGTGGAATGACGGCAACATTAACGCCGAGCTTAGCCATTAGTAATTTCCTCTACAGGAGGCGCTTCAGCCTCTGGAAGTGGTGGCGTGACAGGAGCGACCAATTGATGGATGCCATCCAGCACCTGGTTGATGTGGTCGCGGTGAGTTCTTAAGGCAATGGAAGTCGCTTCCAACTGTGCGATATTGAGAGTCAGCGTGTATTCATCCATCAGGCAAAAACCCATTGACCCGATTTGTAAGACACGATGACATTCGTAAGCGGTTGTAAATAAGCCGTGACTCCTTGCGGACAGGAGAATTTATTGCCCACGGAAGAACTCGCTGAAAGATGCGAGAAACTAATGATATCCGTCGTACTCAGATTCATAATCAAAACACCCCACCCATCCGGAAATCCCACATTGCTTAGACCCGTGATGACAGACCCTCCCGAGGCTGCAGTGAGGTATAGACAATTAATCCCAGCATTTAACCCGGTCGGTGAATAATTGTTCTGCGTAGAGCTCAGCGTAGCGCTTAAGGATGAGCCGAAGTTCATAGGGTAGTTATTGAGATTTTGATCTGGAGCAATCAGTACAAATGTCAATGGGGCACCTTAGAAGCTAGAGAGCGCCGCGCGCTTCAATGTGCTCATCGTTTGCCCTTCTCGGCCTTCTTATCTGGCTGCTTCTCGCCCTGCTTCGCAAGCGCCTCGGTCACCTGCGGACACTGATCTTGACCCTGACGCGTGACGACGCCGTTGGTCGGGTTGTCCTTCAGGCACGCGGTCATCTCCTGCCAGAGCTGCGTAATCACAGCTTGATCCACTGCCTGCGGGTGCAGCGTCACAATCGCCTGCAGCAACTGCAGAGGAGCCACCGCGAGGGCTCTGGGCAACAGCACAAGATCGGGCGGTGGCTGTGCGGGCTGAGGAGGAGCGGGTTCGTCCGCCCACGCGCTTGAGGCTACAAACGACAACAGCATCATCAAATAAACTTTTCTCACTTAACACGCTCCCGCTTGAATGACCATATTTTCGTTTAACATGTTAAAAACCCGTGGCATTAATGTACTGGACACCAGTAGTCATACAAAGACGAGGCTGCCGCAGTCGTTAGCGTCAGTGTCGCTGTCCCTGCGCTATACGCCGTGGTGTAAACGGGTGGCGTGCCGGAACGGGCTGCCACAAGACATACAGGAGCATTGCCAGAGGGCTGTGAAAACGTCATCGTGCAGGCGGTAGCTCCGCTACCTGTGTTAATCGTGCCCGACATATTCGTACCCCCAGCCCATATCGACTGACCGGTGCCGCACGTGGAAAGCGCGGACGGCAAACGTGCTACGGGGAATGTTTGATAAGACCCCAGTACAGACCCAGTGGGTAACGAATAGGTCAGAATTCCAAGGGCATTGTTCGCGACCACAGTGCTAGCGCCGTCACTTGTGACACTAACCCCAATTCCTGTCGCGCCCTCATTCGCTGAATTGCCTGTAGCAATCAGCGTACCGCCCGTTTGAGAAATCAAGGGAGAGGCATAAGCACTTGTAGATAAGGAAAACTTGACGTTCTCCACATCCAAAAGGCCGCTACTTATGCTGAAAGCCGGATAGGCGGTATTATTGTGAGCATAAATACCGCCAGATACCCGCAAATTTCCGCCAGACACGCAAATAGGAGCGGCAATCGGACCTGCACCATCGGCAATATTTAGGTTGGTGATCTGGGTATGGCCAGCAGCAAAGTTCAGCGAGCATGTCGAGGTGGCAGAATACCCAGTCTTATAGATACCCGTAAAAATGTTGGCTAGACCGCCGCTTACTTCAAGATTCGTGGCAACCCCATCTAGCATGACATTGCTATATTCAGAGGGTGCTGTTGAATTATCGGCATCTGAAGTAATCAGAAAACGAGCGCCGACAAAACCCACATCCTCTGCATTAAGTCCATCCATACGTCCAATCTGCCAGCCGATGGTCGTACCATCCCCCCACGCGCCAGATGTTTGCCATCCGAATGGCCAATCATGCCAGCCACGTACATGACTGAAGTCCCGCCCCCCGTCCGCTCTCCATCCTATATTAAGGCCGCCGCACTCAATATTATTCATCGTAGGCACAACGTTGGCGGTAGTAGAGCCTTGAGTATCTATGCAATTCCATGCACCATCGAAATGCAGATTCCAGAGACGCGGTCGATTTGCGCTGACATCGTAAATCACTGCTGGATATTCGCAGATTTGCGTGCTGACGCAAGAACCTATGGGCAATGCTCCGGCACGGGCGGGATTGAGTACGATCGTATCGCCGCTTGTAACGCCCGTCGCAGTAACGGGGGTAGAAAGCGCAAGCGTATAAGGGCCACTGCCACTGATAGTAACGGTTGTTTGAGAAACAAGTCCCGCCCTCGCACTATCGAAGGCAATCCATCCCGTGACAGCATTACCGATACTCGCGACTGTAATGCTAGTTGCACCTGAGGAATATGAACCGCTCGCGGTTGTCGAGACCTGCGCGGGTTGGGTATCTATAAATCCAATATCGTGTACACAGGGACTCCCCAATTCTGCACCGGTAAGAACGATACCGCCGCTTGCGGAAGCTGAAAAACCGTACCCCCGAACCATGAATGTGACATGGTCGCCATCCCCATAGAGACACTGGCTGGGGCCGAGACTTATTTGCTCATTGTAAAGATACGTGCCAGCAGGCAAATGGACGTCACCAACAACCGAGCCGGGGCGTGACGTATTGGCTACAGCGGCATTAATTGCCGCACCACTATCGGCAACCCCTGTTGGATCTGCGCCGAAGTTCAAAACGTTCGCGACATCGGCTTGGGAAGCTGAGAGCGGACGCGCGGTGCTGCCGCCTGCGGCGAGGATTCCGCCAGTAGGGCCAATAGTCAACCCAGGCCCCTGGTACTGATTGCCGCTGAAAACGAAATTGGTGAAATCAATGCCAACCCCAGCAGCCATTGCGCTGCCTGAGAGATGCTTGGTACCGCCGATCAACGTGCCCGTGGGAGATACCGGGGAATAGCCTTCCGGTCCACCAAAGGACAGCACGACTGCCCAACCTGGATTTGGTCCACTTGCGGGGAGGCTTGAACTCATAAACGCAAGTCCCGCATCGAACTGGCTGCCTGCGGTTGCATCCAAGCTCGCCTGCACAATCTTCACGGCCTCCTTGAGCGCGGTGCTGCACCCGACCATGCAAGTGATGTCAATCTCTTTTCCGAATAAGCCGTTGAGATACGTCGCGCTCCCGTTCGCGACCAGGGCATCCACATAGCTGTAGAAATACCCGTAAGGAGTCCCGCTCGTGCCGCCGTCATTCGCATCGACGTACATGGTCGAGGAAGCCCCGACGTAGCTTGCCTCGTAGGGGATGGCGGAATTGCCGCTCTCGGCGGTGAACGTGCTGATGACCGCTAAGCCACTGCGTCCGCCCGTCAGCGCCGCGCCGCCAAAGTTATAAGTAAACTCCGCGCATCCCGGCAAATAAGTATTCGCCGCCATGTTGTCGGAATTGCAAGTCCAACTGTAGCCGATCGAATTGGTGGTTGAAGTCGGTGTGCCGGTGAGCGCGACGCTCGCAAGCTCTGCGAATTGCGCAGGTACAACGGACGAGCCGCTTTTCGTGATTGTGCCTGCGGCAATGTTGAGTCCGGGAAACGTCTTATTGGAAAGCGTCTGAGTATCAGAAATACCTACTGGAGCTGATCCTCCAGAGGTCACAACTCCAAGTGGGAGAATTGTTTGTGGGGTTGGGGCAGCGGGCACCCCCGATGAATTCCCTTGAACAGTGCCGGAAGGAACCACTGGGGTCACTTGGGCCTGCGCCAGAAGCGGCAGAATTGTCAGAAGCAGCAGTAACCGCTTCCCCGCTGTGAGTGGGGAGATCATGTCAATAGCCATCGCAATCGTAATCGAATAGATCGCCTACAAGTGAAGTACCGGTGACGGTGAGCACGGTCTTCGTGTAGCTGTACGCGAACGCAGCAAGAGTAGTCTGAGAGGTCACACGGCAATGATTCCATGTAGTGTACCCACCGCCAGCGAAAGTAACGGTGCAGGACACAGCGGAAACTGTACCGACTGTAACCGTACCAGAGCGGTTATTGGCATGTGCGTCAATAGCCGGTGACGTACCACAAGCAGTGACGGCAGGAGCTGCTAAAGAGACAGTGTTCCAAAAGAGCAGGCCTCCGATATTAACTTCGTTGCTAGAGGCAGCGGCCGGTGTGGTCGTGGCGGCGCTAGTCCCTATCTCAATGTTATTAGCGCCCGATACGAGTACCGTACTGGCTACCTGGTTGCCGATTAAAGTATTGCTGGTCCCGGAGGTCACCACAGCCCCAGCGGCATAACCTAGCGCTGTATTGCTTACCCCGGTAGCAGCCAGCAACGCAGATACCCCCATTGCGACTTCCTGGGCGCCACTAATATCTGCACGCAGAGCATTGGTTCCAACTGCTGAGTTGTTATTAGCAGTTACGCCAGCTCCTCCAGCTCCACTTCCTACAAATGTATTGTTAGAACCGCTCACCATAGCGGCACCTGCATTTGTCCCAACTCCAGTATTGCCGCTGCCAGAAGTAACAGCAACGAGCGCATGATAGCCAAATGCTGAATTTGAAATAGCGGCGCTGGTCAATACTCCACCTAATGCCCCAACGCCAACCGCCGTAGCATATAAGGTAGGGGTTGCTCCTGGAAAAGTACCTAGCGCACTTGTCCCAAAATTAACGGATGTTGCGTCATTGGCAGGACCGGCCGTTGCCGTCGTAAATGCCCCTGTCGAGCCGCTGATCGGCGTGTTGCTAATTGATGCCGCTGTTAAAACGCCCGCCCCCGTGACTGTGAGGTTATTAAAGTCAAAGATATAACCAGTGAAAGTATTATTGTGAGCGTCAATGAAATTCGTGGTTGTCCCAACTTCAGGACTAGAAATGATCGTAGCGCTTGCGGTGTACGGCCACCCACCTGGGCCGTTTGCAGGCTCAGACAACTGGATACCCGTTCCCCACTGCGTTCCGGCCGTCATGCCAGTCTGGACGCCGACCTTGAAGGCGGTGTCATAAATGCTACCTTCCACCGCGTTAGTGGCGAGCTTGATCGCTTGCACGCCCACGACGTACATGACCGAAGCGCCAGTTTGAATGCTGACATCAGCCTCGTTAGATATGCAGGCGTACCAATTAGTTGCACCATTCTGCAAAGTACAAATGGTGTTTTGGGCGAGGCCTTGCCCAGAAGCGGTTCCCGGCGTAAGCCCAGTTCCATTATCGTTCGCGCTGCCAGTAAAATATGCATTGAATCCCGCATAACTACCGGCATTTGAAAGGTTGCCAGTCGTCGCATTCATGGTCGCCTGACTAGAACCGCCAGTCCTGTTGCCAGTGAGTGTCGAGCCACCAAACGTCATATTGATAGCAACGGTGGCACTGTTGCCGGTTAAGGCCGCACCATTATCAATGGTCACAAAGTCATTGCCGGCGTAGGCGTTGCTTTCCGTAACGGTGTTTGCGAGCGTGCCCTTGGAATAGAACATCCCGTAGCCAGGACCAATGCCTGCTGGGTTAGGAGATGTCGACTGAAGCGCAACGCCGCTTGTAAGCCAGGACGGTGCAGCGGAACTGCCGGTATTGTTCCCCAGCACCGAATAGGCGCTTGCCGACGCAGGACCGATCGAGGTCGCTCCAGAGAACGCCGGTATTTGCCCACTCACAGGAGATCCGGTGATTGTCGGAAAAGGCAATGCACTGAATATTTGCGGGCTCGGCGCGGCAACACCCCCGCTGGTATTGCCCATCACAGTATTATTGGGAATCGTGGGTACGCCTTGCGCAAAGGCGGTTCCCAGAAGAAACAACAGCAGGCTTAAGCGAAAGACCATTGGCTTCCCGTGTAAATCAAAATGGCTCCAGTTTGAGGAGGCAACGCTAAAGCTGTTCCAGTGGGACAGGAAAACTGATTAGCACTTAAGGAACTGCCTGAGAGATTCGAGAGCGTAATCGTGTACGTCGCGCTCGCATTATTCATGTAGAGCGTCCAACCCATGGGCGCTGCGAGTAATCCAGTGATCGTGGCATTGGCTGCAGGAGTCAGAAGTAATAGGTTCGTAGTCCCCGCCACATATCCGCTCGGGGCATAATTGTTCTGTGATGCCGCTGGAACTGCGCTGACAGAATTGCTAAAAACCGGAGAACTGCCTGAAACTACATCGCTGAATTTAATCCAAGTGACGCCATTGGAATACATCCAATTAAGGTCTGTCGTATAAACCATTGTTCCAATAGGAACGCTGGTCGCGAGAGGTAAATTCGTGGAAGTCGCATTTATCCCCGGATCAACCGGGGAGACTTCCATATTCGCGATAAGGTTTGAGACACCCGAAGTCCCAGGACCACCTACCGCATCAAGTAGACCCAATGCCCTCTCCGCGAGTAAAGATGACGTTCCCGGTGGAACTTGCGAGAATGACTGAAGCGCCATTCACCTCCGGAGCGACTGAAATCGTTTTGGTCAGTCCAGGACCCACAGGGAGGCCCGTAGCGACCGTTGCGGCGGCAAGGCTCCCGACAACCCCTAGATTGATATAAGCCCAAGCGGAGGTCGTGTTTGCGACCTGGAGTTGATAAAAGCCACTTCCTACACCTCCGGCAAAAGCCGTAGAAGCCGCCGCGGTACCGCTCGCAGCAACCGTAGTACTCGCCATGAGTCCTCCGGTATTGCTGGGGGTCGCCGTGGTGTAGAGCGGGGCAAAGGCTCGCGTTTCCACGTTAAATCGCCGTCTGAAGAGGCTGGTACGCCGAACCCATCTTCAGCATCGTATAAATCTCTGCGGCCGTTGGTGTAATCGTGGCAGATGTGAAATTACCGAAAGTGATGGCGAGAGTATTCGATGCGGAACACCTGGAACCCACAATCCCTAAGCCCGCCTGGGCTGTGGGCTTAATGAGCACCACCCAGTCAGTCGTTACAAGGCCAGTAAAGGTAAAGGTCTGCTCGGCGGCGGTATTCGGCGCAACCGACGTGGGGGTCAGGGTGAGCGCGTAGATATTGCAGTCTTTAATGTTTCCACGCGGTAAACCAGTGCCAGCCATAAATGCTCCTTAAGAGGTTTGTAGTAAGCCTGTGGCGACACAGTGCTCGTAGAAGTTGCCCGTCCAGGCTTTTGACCCGCGATGGGTAAAGGTGATGTCGGAGTCGATCCAGATAAATTCGCCCATGCCCATCCATAGGCGACAGAAGAACATATCCTCGCCTAGAAATCCTTTGTGCGGAACGATGTAGTTGTTCCTGAACCCTGTCTGAAAGTACGGGGTTTCCTTAATCGTCGGGTCGCAGTCCTTGAGTTCCGGATAGTGCTTGTCGATCTTCTCGAAAACGCTCCGCTTGATTCTAAGAAATCCCGTACCGCATTCGAGAGACTGAAATAACCCATCCTCGATCACTCCCGTCAGGGCATTCGAATGAAAGGAGGGCGGATCGCATTTCTTCGGAGGTAAACCGCCCACAATTTCTTGTCGGTAGCTGAGCACGCGAGGAATAACGCAAGGATCCCAACCCTGGTCAGAATCGATGAAAAGTAGGTCCGTAGCTTCGGTTTCATGAAGGAAGTAGTGAACACAGGAGTTCCTTGCAAGATCCGTGAACTGATTGCCCGCCATGACCCGCAATTGCACGGCGATGCCCTGCAGGGTGAGGGCTCTCACGGACCCCATGAGGCTCACCATGAAATCCACACTTACGCTCTTATCGAACGTGGGCGTGGCAAATACGACTTCTATGGTATCACTCCAAAAAGTGTGGGGAGGTTTTTCCTCCCCACGAATGACTGTCAGTCCAGGGAGGTGGACTAACAGGCGGGACTACCAGTCGAGCTGATTACCCGTGGCAGGAGCGGTCCAGTTCGGCTGAGCTCTCCAAACCCCTACCGTGTACACCTCTGCTGCGGTCGGTGTAATGGCAGTAGCCGAGGCATTAAGGAACGTGATCGCCAAAGTATCCGCAGCGGATACCCTAACTCCCACGATACCCAAGCCAGGCTGAGCGGTCGGCTTATTCACGAGCACGAGATCGGTCGTCAAAAGACCGATACCCGTAGCCGCAAAAGTCTGTTCCGTTGTCGTTGTTACCGCGACAGATGCCGGAGACAGTGTGAGTAGAAAAACCCCGCTCTTCCAGATATTGCCCGTAGGCATCTGGATCGTGTCGGGAAGGGTTGTGACGTTCGGGCCGGTGTTGGTGCCGTCAACATTCGTAATGCTTGGATTAGCCATGTTGATTACCCCTGTACCCTGTAGCCCAACTGTCGATACAGAGAGCTAAAGCCATAGAGCACGTCCATACGAGTCGGTTCCGCATCGTTATTGATCGTGTACTGAGTCGCAATACGAATACTCAAGCCCAGTTCCTCATCATAGGCCCGTGAGGCCTCTACGGCCGTGCGGGGCAATGGGAGGTCGGCAAAGGCGAGAGCATACGCATCCCGATAGAACGCAAGGTTCGTGGTCGAAGCCACAGAATTCACCGTGCTCGAGGAATTCCCGTTCACCGTAATGGTGTAAGCGGAAACCGGAGCCGCGGTGCAGTTCTGGAACTGTCCACCGTAGATAAGACACTCACTCACATAGAGTGTGAGAGCGCCGCCTGACTTCGAGGTGTAAACACCTGTGGTCGCATTGAACGTGCCATTCGCCAACGTTGCTGCAGCAAACTGCGGACCCCCCGCAACAGCCGCACCGCTCATCGGTGCATAGCCGCCAGGCGGTAGAACCACAAACTGCTTCAACGCCGTGCCGTACTGGCCACGGTTTTGAGGGTTAACCGGATATACGCCCTTGACCTGGAGGATATCCCCCACTGTCACAACCGCTGTAGCAGACGCCCAACCGGTCGTCTCAAAGGTGCCGTTCTGAGCCCAGCCTGATGCCAGGAGTGCCGTACCGCCCGTCGCGGATGTAGCACCTGCCAGGACCGGCGTGGAGGCCCCATAAGCCCCAGTGGTGAGTACCGGAATGTTCTGGTCTTCAAACCAGTCAAACCCGGCCGTCTTCAGAGCAACCGTCCCCGTCTCGTAGTTGTCAGAGAGGGATTTCTGCGGGTTGAAAAGCCCCTTCAGGCTGTCCGCCATTGAGGACATGGCCAAGGGATGCATGACTGCAACCGGTGTCTGGTTCTTCGGTGCGCCTTCCGAGGCCATGATGGCCCGCGCATCCGAGAACATCTTAAAGGAGGTCGGGGCCGTACCGAAGACTCCGCCCTGTAGAGGGGTATTCTGGTAAGCGAAGTACGCACCATCCGAGTCAATCCTGTTACCGACTGCGGCGCAGGCTGGCTTGATGAAACGCTCCTTGAACTCGGAAATATCCAGGAGCATGTTGACGGTGTTGAATTGCACGTCCACATGGAACTGGTAGTTGAGGGAAACAGGAACGTAGGTCTCGACTGACGGCTCCACGTTGAGTGCAGGACCAAAGGTACCAAAGTACCTTGGCGGCCTTCTGACGTTTACCGTCGCGCCAATCTTTGCATCCTTACGAGCGAACTCGTCCGAATACTGGCGGTTGAATTTGTCGGTCAGCACGCATTCATTCGAGAGCACGGGCAGTGCCGTGTTCGTAATCATGCTGATCGTGAGGAGCTGGTTAGCCAATGAATTTACCTTTTAGGTTAGTGCCGCTGGCGGCGCGTAGACCTATGGGCACGCTGTGCTTCCTCGTACTCAATGGTTTCACGAGTGGTCCACTCGGACCGAGGTTTATGCACAGTACCGGTGTCTGCACCGCTTAGGGGCTTGATGGGTTCGGGGGCTTTGGAAGTCGTAACAGGCTTCGCTTCACCATTCGCCTCTTTAGGCGGCTCTTTAGGCTTTTGAAGCTTGTCCTCGATCTTTCCTATCTCTGCAATCGCACGTCTAACGGACGTTTTACTAAGCTCCCCAATACGCGCGGCATCCTCCGCATGAGTGACTAAATACGCCGTCAACTTGCCCCCGATCTCCGATTCCAAGGCTATGTAGTCAAGGACCGGCTGGGCCATCCATGTGTTGGCGTTTCTCACTCGCTCCAAAAGGTCAGGCATTTCCTTCGCTTCTTCTTCCAGACGGGCATTGAATAGATCCGTCCTCGTCTTGAACTCGGCCTGCCTTCTGTCTTGCTCCTGTTTCTGCCGGTCGTCGCGCACCGCTTTACGAGCGGTCCACGCCATCCGGTCAGTCCAGTAAGCTTCCTGATCGGTTGCGTACTTGGGATCGTCCCTCTTAGGCTCCAGATCCTCCAGAGCCTCGGGTGTGGGTTGCACCTTAGCTTTGAGCTCTTGCAGTTCTCGCTCGAGCTGTTCCGCCCTTGTCTGCACTAACCAACGCTCGTGGAACTGGTTTTCGGCCAAACGATTGGCCTCATCCCGCTCCTCTTGCGCCTCTTTCATCGCTCTATGCTTCTTCCCAATCTTACGTTTGACGTAATCGGTAATGAGCTTGTCTTCCCGGTCCTCCGGGTCTAAAGCTTCGATATCCTCAGCTTTCGCTGCTTCTTCGCCTTCTTTGGGCTTGTCGTCTGCTTTGATTTCTTTGGTAACTGGCTGTCCAGCTTTGATCTCATCGACTCTAGGAGCCGCATGCTCCATGAAATTGTCTTTATCAACGACGACAACAGCCATAATTCACTCCTGTTGCGACCGGCAACCACGGTGTTAAAAAGGTGGACGAAGGTTGGATTCGAACCAACGACCTCTCCGGGCTCTCCCGGAGGCTCTCCCGCTGAGCTACTTCGCCGTGCCATTGGACTTAGGTTTGGCAGCTTCAGCCCTCTGAGCTGCCTTCTCAGCCGCTTCTGCGGCCTCTCGGTCATATTTACCCTCGACGTGCTTACCGATGATCGCGCCACCTTCGCGGATCTCAGCGACCTGTAGAGCGGTATGCGCACGGGTATGGGTATCCTCGGTCTTGGTAAAGGCATCGGTTGCGGTATCAGCCTCAGCACGCTTGTCTCGCAAGTGCTCGACCTGAAGCTTCGTAGCCTCCTGGTGCAGTGTCTTGGTCAAGCCGTGCTTGATATCCATCTGAGCGGCCTGTAACGCCTGCTGAGACTGCGTGAGCTGCTGGTTTAGCGACTTGATGATGTTCTTCGCTCTGTCAGACATGCCCTCTGTAGCCTTCTCAAGCTCCTGAGGCATACCGATGACCAGGCGGTCAGCCAACTCCTCGGAGTAGGCCGTATCTAATCCTCGTAGAACGAGATCTGCGCCTTTCTGGGCTACGACCTCACCCAACGGAGTACCCAAGAGGGTTATCAGTTTCTCGGCCCCCTCCTGACGCTTGGTGTCGTATCCAGGGCCGGTATCCATGACTACCGCATATTTACCGATGGTGAGGTCGTTCTTCTTAAGGGGAGCCCCGGTCTTATCGTCAACCGTCTGCTGGTTGATCATGACCATCTCAGGCCGACCATCCTCCTGGATGATCCGCTGCGCTCGCGGGGTATCGTAGTAGTACGGGATCAAATCCAGAATAATCCGCCCAGTGAAGTCGATCGCTAACGTCTGGTAATCGTAATACTGGTAATGGACATCATCCGCCAGCGCGCGACGTTCCTGTAATGCAACCCCGGAGATCACCTCACCCTGCTTATCCTGACCCGGATCGTGCGGCATGCCCGCAATGGCGAGGAGCTGCCTCTCTGACTCCTGTGAGGCTTCCGTGAACCCAGCCTCGACTTGGGCAGGCTCCTGCCTCTCAGGCAGCGGTAATAGCACACCTCCCGGACCCTCTACCGCATTACCGACGAGGACTGGATAAGCCTTCTGATTCGCATCAGACCACTCAGGATGCCCGTCGATCACCCCCACATAAGCCTTGTACGGGGCTTTGGAGGTGAGAGCCAAGCGTTCGGCCTTGGAACTTTCCCAGTAGTTCACGAGCCTTGCAGGCTCCATCATGTCCTCGATCATGCCCTTACGGGCAACCTTACCGTTCAGGTCAAGGACATTGCCGGTACAGAGGATGATCGGGATGTATTCGCCTGGGAGTTCTCGCTTCTCCACGACCTCACGACCGTTCAACCGATACCACTCGAGCTGCTTCTTGTAAGTCTTACGCTCGAAGGGTTTACCGTCGGGGCCGGTAATGAATCCATGCGCTTCAGGGTCTGTAAGAGCCTGCTTGAGCACTCCAGGCGCAAAGTCAGAGGCGAACTTCGTCGTCCCGTCCACCATCTTGAACAAGCGTTCAGGCTTTTCGATGATGCGGTAGTACTCGGCTAGCCTTATTTCGTCCTTAGACTCCCACTCAAGGTCACCCTCACCCATGCCTGAGTCGTTGAACGCGGCGTTATCGGCGTTTGGATACTCTTGGCGGTACCGGACTCGCTTCATCTTCTCCGAGATGACGTATTTCTTGGAATCCGAGCCGTCAGGCAGTATGGATCCCGGATCCTTGTACACCGTGAAGCTGTTACGGATAGGGTAGATGGTGAGCTGCTGATCGAAGGAATCAGCACTCACATACTCACCCACTACGCGCCAGTACCCCCAGCCGATGTGAAGGGCAGAAGCGCCTCCGGTGTCATACGCCACAGAGGCTTTGGAGCGGTTCTCAATCTCACGGGTGAGACCATTGACCAGTGCAGCCTTCTCCACGTCCGCCCCGTCTCCTACCGGGTGACATTTGATGCGTGGGCGCTGCTGCTTCATGCCGTTCTCGATGCGCTTCACGAGCATCGCGGTATGGTTCACCGTGATCGATAGCCGTCCATCGACCCCACGATCCCTATACAGGTCCTGCGGCCACTGACCCTCCCCTCCTTGCAGGAAGTTCAGTGCCTGAATCCCTCTTGAGCGGTTATCGCTCTCCGCATCGATGCACTGACGCAGGAACTCTTTGACTTCGGTGAAGATCTCCTTCTTGGTGACGGCATCGACATCATCGAAGCCACTGGCAGTTCTCAGAAGCGATAGCCTCGATTGATAGGACGCTGGGGAATGGGGATCACTTCAGGCTTCGTAAGCTCAGGGAATAGCTCAGACATGCCCCACACGAACGCATCCGCACGGTTTGGGCTCTGATCGCCCATGTAGCCGTAGGTAGTAAATGCGCACAGTTCCTCCTCTAGTTCCCTGAAATAGCCGTGCAAGCGGACACGGCCGGTTTCCATCAAGCTTGAAATAGGCTCGGCGCGGACAGCCTTTCCCCGACTTGCAATAAGTGATTTGAAAGGGGTTCGCGGTCGCGCCGAGTGAATCACATTCTTAACCATCGCTCCGCCGAAGTTCGTCTCGGCAACGATGATATTAGCCTGGTGCCTATCGAAAGCCTGGGTTGCGACCTTTCCCCAAGTCGCAGGACCGGCTTTACAGGTCAGATCCTCCAAGAGATAGCCATTGCCATCCAAACCAAGCCCACAGACGACGATACCAATCTCATCGTTATCGACGTTCTCGGTCTCATCGGAACCAGATGGATCAACTGCCACGATGATGCGCAGCATCTCTGGCAAGTCCTGATCGATGACTCTCCATTTGTCGATCAGCTCATCGCTAAAGAGCGCGTTCGGAGCCGATTCCCTGAACTCACCTCGTAGGAAGCGATTCTGCAAGCGTCCGGATAACCCCTGGAGCGTAGAGAGATATTCCGCGCCCAGGTTCATCACATTGTCCTGCGGATTCATCTGCAGACAGGCATAGTTCTCAGGCCGCGCCATCTCGCGACGCGTCTCCGGGTCCACCTTCAGCTTAAATAGCTTGTAGGTCCAATGCCCCTTGTCCGGAGGGTTTTCGTCATAGTACATCTTGAGCGGCAGCACGCGAGGCGCCCGACCCTCAATGCCCTGGTAACACAACTGCGCCAAGCGTGTGACGGCAATGTTTCGCGAGTTCCAGGGGATCTGTGAACACTCGTTAAGGTAGATCGTCGCGTACTCATTGCCGAAGATCTTTTCCGTGCGCTCCTTGTCGTCCAGTCCACCGAACCAGATCTCTGCGCCATTCTCATACGTCGCATACAGTTCGGTTTTGTTCAGTTCGTATGCCACATCCGGATAGCACAGGCTCATCATCTTCGGAAAGGTATCCATGACAATGGACGCCTTGATATGCCCGTACCTGAATCTCAGGATGGCATGGCGACTGTTAGGCGACTTCAGCGCACGCACTGCACAGGCCCGTACTAAGAGAAACGTCTTACCGCTTCTTGAACCCCCGAACAGCATGATGTGCTGCGCCGAGCTCGCAAGTAATCGGTTCGCCTCCTCTTGCTTGGCAGTGAGGCTAAAGCTCGCCATCCGTACTGGTGATATGGATGGGGCGGTCAGCATCCCCTATGTGCGTGTTCTCAGTGGCGGCTAGATCCGGGAGAGTTTTCTTCAAAAGACCCAATCCAGCGGTTACCTGGGATGAGGTCATTTCCACTTTCCCAAGTACGTGATCCGTAAGCCGCTTCGTGAGCATGCTGGTTCGGATCCGGTCTCGTACCTTTTGTGGTGTCCATGCCCCGCGCTGAGCCATTGAAGTTCTCCAAAATCCACTGAGCAAATGTGATGAGCTGCTCCGGGCTCGCGTTACTCTTCATGCGATTAGCAAGGTAGCTAATCACTCTAACATTTCCTCTCACATAACCTAACGACGAGTCGATGCGATCTACGCTTGCGCTCGTATCACGCTTTGCGCTGTCCAGCACAAATCCGAACACCGGACAAGCGACTGGCACAACGATATCGCTAGGCTCTAGGTTAAACTCAAATCCTAGGCGCTTAGCGCGGGCGCGACATTCAAGGAATAGATACCAAGCAAGCTTCTCTCTGCGCTTGCTCTTTCGGATCTCTCGATAACGCACCGCGTTCTTGGCTACGTGCTGCTTGTTATATGCGGCCACGCAAGGTTTGCATTCGGCGCAATAACCGCTGCTCTTGGTCCGATTGCGAGCGAACTGCCCTAGCGGCAGTTCAAGCTTGCATGACCAGCAACGCTTAATCTCTCACCCCACAAACGTCCGCTTCACGCACCACGAGATGCAGCTCGCCATCCATCATGACCTCTTGAAAGTTGTACCCCAAGCCGTCGTAAATGTTCAAGCCTCCCAGCTCCACAATATCACCCTCTTTCACATCGGTCGGCTGGAAGTGATTGCTTCTCGTCATGGCGCTCTTTTGCCCTTCGGCGTTGAGCTTGTATTTCCAGGGGTTATGACCGTGGCCCACCGCTTTGACGATGCCTCGTACTGGACGTCCAAAGCGAACGGTTTCGATGCTGTCTGACGGATCGAAGGGCAGGGGCTTGAGGATGATAACGTCGCGAAGCGGCCGGAGCTTCTGGCCTGGCTCGATAATCGTAACAACTTGAGCTTGCCGTCCACGCATCTATTTCTTTTTCTTGCGGCGCTTATATTCGCTGTAGGCGACAGCTGCGCGTTGGGATTGCTTGGGGAAGTCTTTCCTTGCTTCGCCTGATCCCATGTACCGGGAAACAAACGAGCTAAGCTTTTCGCCTGCGTGTGGAGATGGCATAGAGTCAGTTATTGCACGTTAGCGGAAAATACCCGTTACACGGTTAGGATTCAACCTCTAGTTCCTCTAGGAATCCTCTGATTCGCCACCGAGCGCGAGTCAGTACAGCTTTGAAGTTACCAAGCGATCGAATCCCAGTGCATCGTTGCCATAGTGTTTCTTGAGCCGCCCACACCGTGTAATAGGTTTTGACGACTCCCTTATCGATCGCTCCCAGCCGTGCAATAGCCGCGTCTGTAATGGCAATGGCGTCAGGCATATCTGTGGGTGGTCTTGGACTGCCGGCAAGAATTCCCCCCTCCCCAGCACGCTCTGTGACGGACCTTGATGGGTATCCAAGCTCTACAGGATCCCGCGCCCACTTGCCCCATATTTCAAGTCTACGATGGATATATCGAATCTCGGGAGACATGGAATCGTGGGCTGGACTGCTAAGCATGTATCTCCCCGTTCAGCGTTCTTAAGCGTAATTGCGGATACTTTGCAGCGAGAATCCTCGAAGATTCATGATAATCAGGCGGAAGTGAGTGATCATGCTGGCTATTGTGGAAAACAGGCACGCGGACGATATTGCAGGCATATCTCTGGCATAGATCGGTTCCATAAGTGTGCCAGCCGAGCTTAGGGTCAAGCGTAACCTCACGACGCATCAAGAGTGCGAATTCCTCAATGCTATTCGGCGTACCCTCGACCGGATGATCGAACCTCCATCCCCTATCAATGGCAAAGCCTGCGTGCTTATCGTCGATTAAGCCCGCAAAGCCGATCACGTCAACCCACTCGGATTCCTCATCCAAGATGGTTTCGATCTCCTCCCGACAGCCTTGCGGCCACCACGTATCGTGATGGCAGAATAGAATCCAGTCTGTCTTAGCTTGGGCTTTGCCTTGCTCCCACGCATCTGCGGCTGAGCTTGCGCCCACGACTTTAAGGATAGGCACGTCTACGAACGCAGGAGAAGCCCTCAGATTGGCGTTGTAGACCCCCTCATTGTTGGACGTGACGACGACGGTAAACGGTCTACGGTGCTTAGGCTTGCGTAGGATGAGGCCAGCGGTGCAGGCGTGAAGGTAACGGTTCTGGAATTGCTGGTATTCGAGACGATTGATCTTCTGGGTGAGAGCTTCTTCTAGGAAGTTCTTCTCCGGGGCGCGCCGCATATTGTAGTAATTCCACGATTCCGCGCCTGCCCGCTTCTCACTATATTGAACAAGCTTCTGGCATTCGTTCACGAGCATTGAGTAGGAAACCCCAACACTATCTAGGCTTTGCTCTGATACTACCGCTTTCCCATTCGTGAACAGATACGAGCATCGGACTATCTCGAACACCCCCGGATCGTAGAAGTGCATATTCAGCACAACCTTGCTACGGGCGATATAGCTATCGCGCTCCTCCCCGTACACCCCGAAGAGATGCACGACGTTCAATCCCTTGGCTTTCAGCTCATCGAGGATCTTGCTGCGTCGCTCGTTCAGTGAGCCGTAGAACAGCACATCGATATCCTGCACCTCTGCGGGCTTAATCCTCTCAAGCTCCTTCACGTATCCGATGGGTACATGCCGAGCCTCGATCCCGAATAGAGCTTTCATACGCTCGACGTTTTGGCTCGAATAATCCCACACCTCGTGGGACTTCAGGTTCTTGATGTAATTCTCAGTGAAGCACGGGGATGCTCCGACCTGTTCTGAGTTGTAGACGATGCAGTTGGAGGGTAGGTTTTCGGCTAGATGACCTCCGATCACCACATTATGGCAGCGCTCATGTTGCGCACTCATGGTGACTTCGTGGCCTAGGTGCTGCAGGCCGTAGAACACGGTCTCTGCGAACTCTGCCAAGCCCAACGCGTGGACATAGCCCTCCGGCCGTACCGTGAGGATATGTAATTTCATCTCAGAACGTACATGTGGGCTTAGCTCCCATAACCCGATTAGCCTGCATTGCTTTCATGGACAACCGCACCACTGACACAGGACGCAATCCTGTCCTAACCACTTGCGCCAGAAACAGATTAGGACACAGAAAAAGCCGATGGCGGTTGAGGTACTGGAATCGCAGCAGGCAACGTGAACGTCGCCTCAGTACTCCAAGCACTTGCAGTAGTCGCCGTATTAGCCTTTACAGCCGCCGCCAGTGGTACCCCTGTGGGTAGCACTGGCACGAGGAGCGAGAGGGGCTCTGAGGTCGCTGTGGAAGGTACAGTGACACTGTACGCATACGTTCCTGCCGCCGTTCCCGCCACTATCCTTGCACCGACCGTATAGCCCGTAATCTCTCCGGCCGCTATCGCAGAGCCGTCTACGTTCTTGGTGGGATCGGTCCAACTTGCAGTCGTAGGCATTTTTAGAGCGCCTTCGAGGGTGCGTTAGGCGGAACAGGCGCACCAGTCGCGCGATTAACTGCGGATGAGCCCATACCCGGTGCTACCGAACTCACAGGTGCTGCTTGAGATGCAGAGGTAACCGTAACCGATGCCGTACCTGTCACCGTAGAGGTCGTGGTAGATGTAGCCGTCACCGTATCCGTGCCGGACTGGGGAGCGGTGTAGTTGCCATTCACATCGATCGTTCCAGAGACTGCACTCCAAGTGACCCCTGTGGGAGCCGCGGAGAAGCTCTGAGTAGCACCAGGAGCTAAGGTGACGGTTGCGGGTGTGATGACTTCGCCTGAGGCTGCTCCGCCCGTATTAGAGGCTGTCATGACCGGAGCCGAAAGAGGAGCCAGAGTCTGACCTGCGACGCTGATCGAAACTGGAAGCGATGTGGCACCTGCGGTGCCTGCGGTGTCGGTGCAGAATGCGCTATAGGCATCGGATCCTGTGACCGGGGATGAATCCACATAGGTCATACTCGCCGTAAATGGAGTAGGTGCAACATTGGTGAGGACCACCAAGGAGGCAGGGCCTGCGCCTGTATTCCTCAGAATCGAGAGACTTTGGATCTCTGAGAGCTGATTAGTCGTTCCGTCCGTTCTCGTGGAGGGAAGCGTGATCGTTAACGTGACGGTGCCGAGTGCGACACCTTGAATAGAAGCCATGTGTGTTTCCTTTACAGTAATTCGGAAGCCAGAAAGAGTGGGAGCGCTCAGGGGCGCTTTGCAATGCTCGTGATGTCGCAAGTCTCGATAGTCGAAGAAAGTACGGCAACGATCACAGAAAATCATAGAAGTTTCAGTGCTTCGATAGCATCGGTTAAACTTAACACCACGGGAGTCCCGGTGCTAGATAAAAACTCATCCTGCTCGGCCTGGTCCTTACGCTTCCGTCTCCTACCGCTCTTAGTCGGAGTCTTGCACTCAATCGGCTGCCATAAGAACGTTTGATATTTAGATGACCAGTACAGCGTGAGCAAATCCGAGGGGAGTTTCGTCCATACCTTCACTCCCATTTTCCGTAATCCGTCGACTATGGGAGCCTGAGAAGCATCCGCCCTATGTGTATATCCTCGCCTACCCACTTCACGTCTCCCACAGCAAACGCATTTCCAGATCTCCTCCCAGTCACCACTCACTCGATGATTCTCGTGAGTACTAACTTCCCCTCCGCAAGGACAGATCATATTTAGCCATGCCCGTTGGTGAATTCCGCGCAGTCGTAGCCTAAGGACCACTGACTACGCAGATAGCTATGCCCGTCGGAGCCATCCCGCTGTGAGCTACTTTCCCAAGCCGAGCTTGGTTGTCGTTTCGCGGCTTCTCACTTAGCCTGCCGCGCCCAGTAGGTGACACGCCCCCGCTTCTGGGTCTCAAACCCCATAGCGGCGGATTTCACGGCCTTTGGGGTCAAAGTCAGCGCGGGTTGCATGGAAAGGCGATTGGCCTTAGGATTGGCCCGCAGTCTGAACAATTGCACCATAAACCAGCTCCCCGCTGTACGCAAGGCCCCTTCATCGGGGCTTTGTCGTTTCTGGTGATGCCAATTGATCGAAAAAGCTCTCCCAGATTTTAGATAGCTTAAGGGTGAGCTCGAAATCCCTATCCAACTCTTGCTCTAGCAATTGTTCCCTCAGATCAGCGATTGCCGCTTCCTCTGTAGGTCCGCGCCCGATTGGACAGTTGGAGTCAGGGGCACCATCGTAGGTGTCATCGTCCACCGCGCTCCAATCCATGCTGCGGCCTGGGATAGGCGGGTAAACGTACTCAGTGCGGATCTTCATAATACTTCCTCACAGCTGCCAAGTACGAAATGGCAGGGATGCACTCATCCTCCTCGGGATACCCAAGGCAGACGATTCCACTGTCGGCTAAGTACCCCAGGTACGTGCCGTTTATGTGGATGTGAATGGGCTTTTCGCTCTGCATGGTCCGTGTATGACTTCCGATCTCTGATCCTGACCTTTTCCTTTTTCACTTCTTCACCTTGCGTCCATTCATGTGATAGGTGAAACGTCTCTCAATCCCTAAAGCCTCAAGGAGCTGCGGTGTGGGCTTTCTAATCCCATTTAGCACTAAGCTGATGAGCCCTTGAGATACCCCAAGCTCCCGTCCAAGCTCAACCTGATTGCTTGCCTTAAGTCGGGACCGCAAGACTTCTACCGGATTTATTTCCATGCGCATATGATAATATTTCGTAAAGGGTATTGCAAATCTATTTCGCTTGCGGTATTGTGATTCCCATGAGCAAGGAGATACGAATGGACGTACCGGAAGAGTTCCGCGCCTTGCTGGCGCTGCACCCGTCTACAAAATATTGGGACGATGTACTGAAGCGCATAGTGGAATGCACCCCGGAGCCTGTCAGGCATACCACTGAATATTACGAGCGCCGCTGCGAGCCTCTTCTGGAGCCCACCGATGAATCCCGATGAAAGGCAGAGCCTCATTGAGCGCCGCGCCGAGCTTCAATTTGAGATAGCAAAATTAGGGATTGCAATGCGTCCCATGAGAGTGAGGCGTGAAGAATACGAGCGGGAGTTACGGGAGATCGAGGAAATATTCATGGAGATGGAGAATGCGTGACGCGGACAATCAGTTGACGTTCTTTATCATCTTCTGCGCCATTGCAGGCTTCGTTATCGTGCTTCTGTTCGGGTGAGGTATGGAAGAGCCTGGATGGGAGATGCAGGAAGAGTGCGAGAGACGCGAGCACGATGAGGAACAAGCCTTACTTGCCGCCGATCACGGATACCTCGAGTGGCTTGAGGCGACTGATGAATGGCTTAGATCAACGACGGGAGAGATCGATGTACGCGACAGTGACTGAAATTGGAAAGACTCAAAAAGGCACCCCCAAGCTAAAGCTAAACGGCACTTGGGTCTTTGCTGGCAATCTCACCATCGACGGGATCGTAGTCGGTCGGGACATTGAGTACTGGGTTAAGCCTTTCAAGATGGCGAATGGCAAATCCATCGACATGCTAGAGGCGTGGCTTCCATCCAAGCCTCTCCCCGTGGCTTCCACGCCGACAGATGTACCCCCGGTAGTACCCCAAGGGTCTAGGGAGATCCCCGCTAATTACGCCTTAGGGAACGGTGCAGAATCGATTCCTGAGGCAGAAATGAGATACATCAGTAACGAGATAGCGGCTCTTATCACCGCAAACGTCATTAAGGCTCCGGCAGACATCCGCACTTGGGTGCTTGCTCTCAGAGCTTCGCTTAAGCCCGCGGATGAGTTTGAGACCGAAATTCCGTGATCTCCGAGGAACAGTGTGAGAACGCCTTGAAGTACCTTGCAGCAACCGATGAGACAGGAGCGATCCTGAAGGGGCAGGTGGCCTCCAAGGAGTATCTGGCTAAGTTGGCCCGCTCTAAGGTCTTTCTCCTGTCTGAAGGCTCCGTAGAGGCTAGGAAGGCTACAGCGGAAGTATCCCCTGAGGTGCAGGGCGCAGAGATGGATTACTGCACCGCAGTGGTGGAGTACGAGAAAGTCCGAGCGAAGCGCGCTACTCGTGAGCTGGTGGTCGAGACTTGGCGTACTTGTTCGGCAAACCAGCGGCGCGGAAACATATGAAACTTTCCTCATACATGACCCGTACCGAGAAAGAGCGCATTACGCTCATGTTGAAAATCGGGTGCCTCGCTTGCAAGGATGAACGCCAAAGGCTAGAGAATCCTTCGTGGTTTACCCTGAGGCCAGAGGTTCATCACTTGATTGAAGGTTCTCGCAGGCTAGGACATCGCTATACGATTCCCCTATGTCCGGCACACCACAGGGGTCAATGGACCGAGGAACAGCGCGACTATTGGAAGGCCCTGAAGATCGAGAACAGACCCTCCATTGCTGAGAGCCGCAAGAGTTTCTATGCCCGCTACGGTACAGAACATGCGATGTGGGAGAAAGTTCAGAACACTCTCGCACAACCGATTGCTTGGCCAGTGAGCAAGATCTTCAAGAGAGCCTCATGAGCCTGCCCTACCTCTCACTCCATATGACCGCTTTGAGGGAACAGCGAGATGCTGCCGTGCGCGAGCTTGAGGAGCTGAAGGAACTTCTGCGCATCTGGGCGGGGAAGGATTACACCAATGCGATGACAGCACGGCAGTGGCTCATCGAAGTTGCGAGGGATGTACGTCATGTCTGAAGAGGAGCGTGTACCGGAGCGGTACTTGGGCGACGCCGTGTATGCGTCATATGACGGGTATCACATCTGGCTCAAGACCGGCGACGGCAACAATCAAAGAATCGCACTAGAGCCTGCGGTGTACCGCGCGCTCGTTGACTACCACACAGAACTGGAGAAATTCTATGAAAACGCTCGCTGAGATGAGGGACGCCGCCACCAAGTTATACGAGCGCCAGATGGCGACATTCGACAAGCTTGAGGGCTACTACGGGGCGCTGAGTGAGGAGTTCGAGCCGTTGAACCCCTACGCCTACGCGGACCCTTTCGACCTAAACGTGACGATTACCGGCGACAAGGCGAAGCTCGCCAAGGCGTTTGGGATTCTGCGCCGCAATGGTTTCGTACCTGACGCGAGGCCCAAGGAGAAGGACACGAGCTTCAACACGCATTTTCGTCAGACGGATGGCACCTCGATATACCTGTCGTTTTCTTCAACGGTCTGCAAGCGCGTCCAAGTCGGCACGCGCACGGTTGAGGAACCCGTCTACGAGATCCAGTGCGACGAGCGGCCAATCGACGAAAGCGGGCACGAGATTCCCAAGACGAGTCCGGACGCGGAGTTGCCGTTTTGACCAAAGAAGCGCTTACATCGGAGAAGCGCCCTATTTGCGAAGGCTGCGGCTGCGAGCTTGACCCGGAGACGTGTCACTGCGGCGACCCTATCGAAGGCCATAGCGCCTACGGTGGCCATACAGCCGTGCCGATGGGGTGCCAGTGTGGCCGGGAGCCGCCTGAGCCCGATGGAGCCCGATGGCGAGTGTTATCGCGGAGGGGAAGCGGCAAGCGCCTTAGCCGAGGAACAGGCGCGCATACAGCGAGAACTCAAATGAGCGACAAGCCCTCAAAGGATGTTTCTTTGCTTGATTATCTGCGGGAGGTCAATCCGCACAGCAGTCCGAGCATGGCTGCGCTCTACATGCGGGGTGGCGCTGACGCGATCGAGCGGCTGATAAGCGAGCGTGACCGAGCCAACGACTTACTACGACGCTCATGGTTCAGGGCCTCAAGCAGAGAGCCAGACTTACACAACGAAGTACTCAAACACTTCGGATATGCCGATACGAGAGAAGCGATGCACGAATCCGAGACGAGCCGTGGCACTTAAAATTCCATTGGATTTGGAGGTCTATCGTCGGCCACATTGGACTGATCCCAAAGACATGGGAGATAGGCACAACGGCTGCTTTCAGATTCCCAAGCGCTTTATGGTGATCGTGGCAAGCTCTGGCGAGGGCTGGGAGCACGTCTCGGTCAGCGTCAAGGATCGTTGCCCGACGTGGGAGGAAATGGAGTGGGTCAAGCGAAGGCTCTGGGAGGACACCGACACGGTGATGCAGCTTCACGTGCCGCCAGCCGAACATAAAAACCTTCATCCGTACTGCCTGCACTTATGGCGTCCGCTGCAAGCAGAGATCCCGAGGCCGCCAAGCATCTTTGTTGCACCCTAGGAGAATGACATGACGACCAAGGTACGAATCACGAACATCAAAGAAGAAGGTAACGCGCATAGCAATGGCGACGTTGTTGTGCACGGACTTGCTGCGGGCCGGGTAATTCTGGCTCCTGGTGAGTCACACGAGGAATGGCTGAAGCACGGCGATCTGCCTGAGCCTCTGACAATCACCGAGCGATGGCCGTCACAGCCCAAGTAGGCGCACTGAACGGGGAACGAGGCAATGAAAGTTGATCCGAGAGTAGTTGAGCCATTCAATAAATGGTGGCGTGAACGCAATCACTGCGAGCCTAGTCCACAGGCTGTCGAGGCGTTTGCTGCTGGATTTAAGGCTGGAATGCAACGCGCCGTAGACGATGCCTGCGCCATCATCCGTAACACGAAGTGACATAACATGTGGCAGCTAATTAAAACAGCGCCTAAAGACGGGTCCGACATTATCGTCGGCTTTGACTTCGCTAGTGTGTGGATAGTGCATGTGGCGTGGTACCGAAACGAGGGAATCGAGAATGGCTGCGAAAGTTCAGAAGATGTTGGTTGGTGGTCCTACGTGCGTCACAGCGTCACGCAGGAAAAGTTGGAGGGCCACTATGAGCCAACTCACTGGATTCCGCTGCCGCCAGTGCCCGCTCTGACATAGTAACCGCACAAATGAGAATCAAGCTCACAGACGACCTTGTGCACGCGATCCGGGTATCGGGCCTCACCGATGCCTTCTGGGCGCGCACGCTCAAAACGTCCGTGGGCGTGATTTTCAACGCGCGTACAGGCGTCACGCACAAGGGCCACTCCACGCCACCGGACAAGCGCCCGAGGCGTCCTGGCGGGCGGTATGCGGCTAAGGAGGCCATACGCTAATGGGCTACTTCAGCAATGGCAGCGAGGGCATGGACTACTACGAGGCGTACTGTTCCAAGTGCGTATTCGACAAGGACCAAAGCTGCCCTATCTGGAATCTGCATCTTTTGCACAACTACGACGAGTGCAACAAAGATGGCAGCTTCCTTCACAAGCTGATTCCGCGCTCGAAGGACCATTTGAGCAACGAGGAATGCAAGTTCTATATGCCAGCTCCGAGCATGGGGCTGCCACTAAACGATCCTAGTGCGGAGGCGAGCAAGTGAGTATCTACGAGGAAAGGCGGGGCCATTGCACGCCCAGCTACAGCCCCGAAGCGCCGATGTCGGTCAAGGAGTTCCTAGAGAAAGCCTTGGCTGCAATCAGGCGTCGGCGTGGGCTGATTCATGGCTCTTGGAACAACCGCCACGGTGTATGCGCTATGGGAGCTTTCGGCGCAAAGCATGATGGCGCTGTGGTGCCCTACGCTATAGGGAATGCCCTGCAAGCCTTCAATGACTCCATGCCGAAGGCGACGCCAGCACTTCGGCGGCGCAAGGTCATTTCGTGGCTTGAGAACAAATTGGCGTCGCTACCGACTCCCAATGGAGATGCGCGGAATGAGTGAAACTCAATACGATCTGGACTCTGATCGGTTAACCGAGCCGTGCGATGAGTGCGGGGAACTAAATGCCAGTTGTACCTGTAGCCCTGAAGACTATTGCACGTGCAACTTCTCGAATGAGCCGGATGCGAAGGGACATGCTAGTTATTGTCCCCTACACGCTCCCAGCGCAGAACCGCGCACATGAGCTTTGTCACCATTGCCGAGGAAACCCGCAAGGCCAGAAAGGCGCATCGGTGCATCTGGTGTGGGCAGCAGATACTTCCCGGCGAAACGTACAGATACGTCCGTGGCGTCTTCGAGGGCGACCCTCAGAGCAACCACTACCACCAGGAGTGTGACAACGCTTGCAGCTTGTGGGCCGCTGAGGAAGGCGGCGACGGTGAGTTCGCACCATACGAGAATGAGCGCCCAAAACCTGAAGATCAAACGGAGCCAAGCAAATGACAGACCATTGTTACGTTGCCCCAGACCCTCGATCGGCCTTTACCAGATTCGTGGACCGGCTATTTCCGCAGCGTTATATCGACATCCCGGAGGATCTGGAGGGCTTTGCGCCCAGTTACATGATGACGGACGTGTACACCCACCTTGATTGGAAAGATCGGCTCAGAGTGCTGGTAAGCGGAAACCTGCGC